TAGGCGCATAGATGATCAGGAACGGGCTATTTTGCTTGCCGCTGGTGCTGGTGATATATCCCGTGGCTTTCGTGATCTGCTGGCTATTTATGCCACCCTGCACAATCAGGGCTTTCGCCCTGGTGATAACCTTAATGACTGGCTAGTTAGTTGCAAATGCGAATGATTCTTATTTAGAATTAGAGGGTGGATAGGTATGGCCGGAAGGCACCATCGCCCTCTTTTCCGCTTTTGCCTGTGGATAACCTGTGGATATGTGGACAATCTGTGCATATCCTGTGGACAAGCTGTGGATAACTTGTGTGTAAGCTGTGGACAACCTGTGGACAAGCGATTTGATAGGGGGGGAGGGGTGGTGTTGGCTTGTAAAAGTTACGGGTGCCTCCCCCCCACCGAAAAAGCCAAATTGAAATACAATCTGCAAAACTTCCCGAGAGGATAAAAGTGTCTGAACCAAAGAAGCGTGGTCGTCCGATCAAGATGACTATCCAGCGATACGCTGACAATCCTCCACTGGTGTTACCCAAGACGGATCACCAGAGGGTTAAGGAACTCAAAGAGTTGATGATTCGTTCTGGTGGGAAGGATGTTGCCCAGAAGGTAATCCAGATTGCTTTGGACGATAATCATCCTGGTCAGATGGTTGCCTTAAAGATGTGCATAGACCGCACATTGCCGGTGAGTATGTTTGAGAAGGACAAGCACCAGAGAAGCGCCGTGACCATTAACATTACTGGTTTGGGCCAGCCACCAACAATCCTTGAGGCAGAGGATATTACGGATGTTTCCAATGTCTGATAAGGCTAAACCCAATGAGTGACCTAAATTTCTCCCTCTTGCCCTGGCAGCAGGAAGTATTTACTGATACGACTAGGTTCAAGGTTATTGCTGCTGGACGGCGTTGCGGTAAATCTAGGCTGGCGGCTACTACGCTTATTATTGAGGGTTTGCGGTGTCCGCAGGGTTCGGCTGTGTTATATGTTAGTCCGACTATGGGGCAGTCGCGGCAGATTATCTGGGACTTGCTGCTTGATTTGGGGCGGGAGGTTATTCAGTCGAGCCATGTTAATAATTTGGACATTACTTTGATTAATGGTGCGCGGATATATGTGCGCGGTTCGGACAGGCCGGATACTTTGCGTGGGGTTAGTTTGACGTATGCGGTATTGGATGAGGTTGCTGATATTAAGCCAGAGGCGTGGGAGCAGGTTATTCGGGCGTCATTGTCGGACAAGAAGGGTCGGGCGATGTTTATTGGTACGCCCAAGGGTAGGAACTGGTTTCACGATTTGTGGAAGTTGGGTCAGGACGAGCAGGATAAGGATTGGAAGTCGTGGCACTTCACCACGGCGGATAATCCGTTGATTGACCCAGACGAGATTGAATCGGCAAAAAAGACGCTTAGTACGTTTTCGTTCAAGCAGGAGTACATGGCGAGTTTTTCTAATGCTGGTGCGGACGTATTTAAGGAGGAGTGGATTAAGTACGGGGTTGAGCCGGAGCATGGGAGTTACTTTATAGCGATTGACTTGGCTGGTTTTGAGGAGGTTGCCAAGCAGGCGGCGAACGCTAAGAAGCGGTTGGACGAGTCTGCTATTGCGGTGGTGAAGGTGACGGACGATGGGAAATGGTTTGTCAAAGAGATTGAGCATGGCAGGTGGGACATACGGGAGACTTCGGCTAAGATACTGATGAAGATGCGGGACTACCGGCCACTTAGTGTGGGGATTGAGAGGGGGGCACTCAAGAATGCGGTTTTGCCGTATTTGTCTGATTTGATGCGAAAGAGCAATGTGTACTCGCACATTGTTGATTTAACCCACGGGAACAGGAAAAAAACCGATAGAATCATCTGGTCGTTGCAGGGGCGCTTTGAGCATGGGCGTGTTATCCTTAACTCTGAGGAGGATTGGGATGACTTTGTTGACCAGTTACTGATGTTTCCCTCCCAAGGTGTACACGATGATTTGCCTGATGCGCTTTCTTATATGGATCAGTTGGCTGTGACCAGCTACTTTGAGGAGGCCGAGGACGATTGGGAGCCGATGGACATAATTGCGGGGATTTAATATGGATTTCGAAGAACCGACAGAGAACGACAAAGAGCTAACTGCCTTTGTTGTTGAACATTGTGACCGTTGGCGCGACTACCGCGACACCAATTTTCTTAGTAAGTATCTGGAATACGAGCGCATATTCCGGTGTGAGTGGGCTGCGGAGGACAAAACCCGTGAGTCTGAGCGTTCGCGCATAGTTACACCGGCAACGCAGCAGGCTGTGGAGACTCGCCACGCTGAGATCATGGAGGCTATCTTTGGTCAGGGCGATTTCTTTGACATCAAGGACGATTTAAAGGATGTAGACGGTAATCCTTTGGACGTTGAGGCGCTAAAGGCGCAGTTGATGGAGGATTTCAAGGTCGATAAGATCAGGAAGTCCATTGACCAAATTGAGTTGATGGCTGAAATCTACGGTACGGGCATTGGCGAGATCATTGTTAAGACCGAGAAGATATTTGAGCCTGCGACTAAGCCTATGCCAGAACAGACTCAACAAATGCCAGGCCAGCCAACGCAAGCTGCCATTGGTGTGGTGGAAAAAGACCGAATTGCGGTCAAGATTGTGCCGGTTAACCCCAAGAATTTCTTGTTCGACCCCAATGGAACAACGATTGATGACTGCATGGGTGTGGCAATTGAGAAGTTTGTTGGAATTCAGAAGATTGTTGAGGGTATGGAGAAGGGCATCTACCGCAAGGTGGACATTGGCACAGACTCGGATGACAATGATTTAGAGCCGACTCAGGAAGTTACGCAATACCGTGATGACAAGGTTCGTTTGCTGACGTACTACGGGCTGGTGCCACGCGAGTACCTTGCTGCGGTGCAAGAGGATGAGGTCGAGGACTTGTTCCCCGAGGATTCGGTTGCCGATGAGTACAGCAACATGGTTGAGGCCATTATTGTCATTGCCAATGAGGGTTTGCTGCTCAAGGCAGAAGAGAATCCTTACATGATGAAGGATCGTCCCATCATTGCGTACCAGGATGACACTGTTCCCAACCGTTTGTTGGGTCGGGGTACGGTAGAGAAATCCTACAATATGCAAAAGGCGATTGACGCGCAAGTGCGTAGCCATTTGGATTCTTTGGCGCTGACTACCAGCCCGATGATGGGTATGGATGCAACCAGGTTGCCTCGCGGTGCTAAGTTTGAGATCAAACCTGGCAAGGCGTTTATGGTCAACGGCAACCCTGCCGAGATTTTGTACCCGTTCAAGTTTGGCGAAACCAGTTTAAACAACATTAATACGGCCAAAGAGTTTGAGCGTATGTTGTTGCAGGCTACGGGTACGTTGGACAGTCAGGGGATGGTTAGTAATGGCAACCGCGATGGTGCGGGTATGTCGATGGCGGTGGCGACCATCATCAAGAAGTACAAGCGGACGTTGGTGAACTTCCAAGAAGATTTTCTGATTCCGTTCATTCAGAAGGCTGCGTTTAGGTATATGCAGTTTGACCCAGAGCGTTATCCGAGTGTGGATATGCGCTTTATTCCTACTGCTACCTTGGGAATTATTGCCCGTGAGTACGAACAGCAGCAGTTTATTGGTTTGCTTCAGACTCTGGGGCCAAATACTCCGGTGCTGCCGTTGATCTTGAAGGGCATTTTGAATAACTCTAGCCTGACTAATAGGTACGAGTTGATGTCTGCATTGGATCAGATGAGCCAACCAGACCCACAGGCCAAACAGATGCAGGATATGCAGCAACAATTGGCTATGCAAGCGGCGCAGGCACAGATTGCGGTTAGCACTACGCAGGCCGAGCAGAATCGGGCAGAGGCGCAAAAGTTATCGGTAGAAACGCAGTTGATGCCGCAAGAGGTACAGGCCAAGGTGCTGGCTTCTGCGACCAAGAATCTACCGGCTGGCAACGAGAGCAATGAGTTTGACAAGCGGGTCAAGATTGCTGAGTTGATGCTCAAGGAAGCGGACATCAAGAACAAGTCTAAGATCGTAGAGTTGCAGATGAACAATGCGAAGAGTAATGTTGTGGATGTTGAAAACGACTTCCTCGAAACTTTGAACACGGAGTTACAAAATGGCAATAGATAAAATTTTTGACAATGCCTCGGTAGATGGCATTGCAGACAATCTTTTTAAGTCGGTGAGCAATTCCGTGTCGGAGGTTAAGGCGATGCAGCAGCGCAAGGCCGCTGAGAATGTGCAGTTGGTTATTCAGGCCTTAAAGAAAATTGAAGGCGATTTGCATCAGACGAATGAAGAAGTTGCCAATGAACTGGCTACTCGGATTGCATCCATCAAAGACGGTAAGGACGGAAAAGACGGGAACAACGCAAAAGATGGTAGAGATGGACGTCCTGGGCGGGACGGTGCAAAAGGCGACAAAGGCGACAGGGGTTTGGATGGGCGCAATGGCGTTGACGGCAAAGACGGCATTTCAGTCACGGATGCCAAGATTGACTTTGATGGATCATTGATTATCTCTTTGTCTACAGGGCAAGAAATCAATGTTGGTGAGGTTGTATCTTCAGACCTGGCTGATAAGATTCAAATCATATCTACGATGTCCACCAATGGGGCAGTAGGCATCAAAGACGAAGGCACAAGCATTTCTACTGGTGTAAAAACAATCAACTTTGTTGGAGCCGGTGTTACTGCTACTAATTCTGGTGATGATGTTACGGTTAACGTGAGTTCGGGTACGGGCACTGTCACAAGTGTGGCGGCAACCGTACCGGCGTTTTTGTCTGTTGCTGGCTCTCCGATTACCACCACTGGAACATTAGCGATTAGCTTATCAGGTACGGCCTTGCCAGTGGCTAATGGTGGTACAGGCGTTACCACTAGCACGGGCACAACAAATGTTGTGCTATCAAACTCGCCTACGCTAGTCACTCCTGCTCTTGGTACACCAAGTTCGGCAGTGTTAACAAATGCCACGGGTCTACCTTTAACTACTGGTGTAACGGGTACTTTGCCAGTAGCTAATGGTGGTACAGGAATTACATCCTTGGGTACTGGTGTAGCGACTTTCTTAGGTACACCCTCAAGTGCCAATTTAGCGGCTGCGTTAACTGATGAAACAGGAACAGGCTCTGCTGTCTTTGCAACTTCTCCTACGCTGGTGACTCCTGCCCTTGGCACACCTTCTAGCGGGACGGTAACAAACCTTACTGGTACTGCCTCTATCAATATCAACGGCACAGTAGGCGCTACGACACCTGCTACGGCATCTGTAACTACGCTAACCACATCAAGCACAGTTACGCACAATGGCGGCACAGC